ATTTTGACGGCCAAACATGCTGTTTATGATGAAAAAATCACTTTTCCCGAGTATTATGAAGTATGGATGTATTTGAATTCAAAGTTTTCATATGTCGGGTTGTTAAAACCGAAAGATTTTGAGCGTTGTGAGACTGATGATCTTGCTTTCATTAAGTTGAAGGATATGAAAGATCCTGAACTCAAACGTTTGATCGGTGAAGTGAATCCCATTCAATATGAGACCGATTTGAAAGTTGGTGATAGTATTCAAATGGTTGCTGCAAATTGGTCAAAAACAGATGATAAAAGTCGTGGTTTTCGTTTCATATCCGGTACTATTCCGGATATTGGAAGAGCAAAAACATACACGTGCCCCGGTGTTAGTGGAGCCCCCGTTTTTAAAGGAAATAAATTGGCGGGTATTCACGTTGCGGGTTTTATGAATGGACAACGCAGTAATGTGTTTATTCCAATAATGCGCGTGGTGATGTTTTTAAACTTCTAAAGGATGCTCCCCAGTGTGATTGGGAGACTTATCAAAAAATATATTCCATTTTTAATATGAATCCGAATACAATTGATATTTGTTACTATGATAACCATCCATCCAATTTTTTTGAAAAATTTTTTCAAAAATCACACCATTTTCTTGGTCGGTGTCTTACTCGCCATGTGCGATATCGAACCGACGAGGAATTTGAAGATACTTCATTCATTCGTTTCTATGAAGAAAACGCCCCATTTAACTCCAAACCTACATATGTTATGACAAAGCCAACTCGTGACATAGGGTATCAGGAGGCTTCGAAATTTTCGACGCGCTGCGATGTTTTTATTCCCGCAGAGATTTTTAATGGTGCGCTTACTTTGTGGACGCATATCGTTGCTCCACATCTCAAAAATAAATTTCTACCTTTGGAAGATGCCCGAAAGGGTGCTGCCAACGACACTTCATGTGGTTTTCCTTTATCTGATAAGTACAAACAAAAAGGTGCTGCGCGTGGTGATATTTTGTATGATTGTGCGTATGCTGATTATTTTAAAGCAATGGCCAATCCTGTATCTACCATACCGGCGATTTGTACTTCCAGTGTTAAATTGGAAATGAAAAAAATACCAAAAGTTGTCGTTGAAAAAACAGCGCGTACATTTATGCCTTCTTCAATGATGGAAACTGAGCTTGAAACGCAGTATTTTAAAGTCTTTATGGAAAGTGCTTCTTTGTCATATCGTGACACACCTTTCTGTATGGGCTATTCTGATAAATACCGTGGCGCTGATCAGTTAGTGCGATGGTTAAAATTTGAAGGAGTAGCTGAACCAAATGAACCAATCTTATTCCTTGAATCCGATGTTTCAGGATGGGATCGCTCAGTGCAACCTCCGCTTTCCTTATGGGAATGGGAGGCTACTTCAATAACGTTTCCTGAGGAATATAATCGTGAACCTCATAAGTCGCGATTAAAAAACTTGTTCTTCAGTGATGTTTGCACACCTATAATGTTAGAAATGGGCGACGTATTCTGGGCTTTCGGAAAAAAATCAGGTAAATACCGAACGTTGGGAGGTAATTCTACCCTTAATATATTATTAACGTTTGGGATTCTTAAGTATATGAAACCTGATATACGGTGGGATGAAGTTATAAGGTGTATGCGATTTAAAGTGCAA